TTACGACCAAGAGATGCTAGTTCAGCTTGACCAGCTTTTTCTGCAGTTCTCCCTTGCTGACCCTTAACAGCAGCAGCTCCTTCGGATTGCACAGCTTTAATGATAATGTCTTGGTTTTGAAATGCAATCTCTTTGGTTGTATCTTCTAGTTTACGATACTCTGCTTCATTAGCTACCTTCTGTGCCATAGCATTGAAGGTGAGCTGTTGATCAGCAATCTGATTAGACTTATTAAACTGCCTCATTTGAGAAGCATATTCAAAGTCTTGAATCTTTAGGTTGTAATTCCAGTCCTGAAGATTAGTTGCATCCCGCCACTTACGGGAAACTTCTTCATTCCTTTGATTCATCCGCCACTGATCTCTCTCGTGGCGATAGTCTAACTTAGTGGTTTTCTTACCGTATCTCCAATTAAGTAGGTTCTGTTTGTATGCAGCTTCTGCGGCTCGATTAGCAGCATCAGCTTCAGACTGCCCGCTAATACCACCAAGAATTCCACTAAGAGCTTGTATTCCAAAGGTAGCCAAATATGGTAAAGCCATATCTAAGTCCTCCTAAAGAATCCAGGTGAGTATTGACCCTCCCATTGCATAGCCACAAGACTGACAGGGAATGGAGTATTTGAAGTAACTTTCATTGTGTAGTTATCTGGCCTCTGATAAATGGGAACTTTGTAAACATATGAATCTCTAAATGGTGAAGTATCTGCAGTATAAAAATCGGATATCCTTGCACCATCAATACTCCTCCAAGACGGTCTACTACGATCTAGGACACTGAAGTACACATCACCACCTAAGCCTGTGTAGAAGGCCATACGGGAGGTTGTAGTGACCGCTGTGAAGTCAACTCCAGCTTCACCCATTGAGTAGTAGTATCGCGGAAGAGTGATCTCCATATTATACTCATACCCTACATAGATGTAGTTATCCGCAACATTACCAAAGATAGTGAAGTAATTACCGCCACCATCATTTTCCACTTCTACCAAACCGTAATAACCTGATGCAGTACCAGGGCTACCTACTTTCTTAAGACCTACTACAAAATTGATAGTCTTAGTGATATCAAAATAAGTGGGTAGATAAACCTTTGTTGATTTAGTTACTGGATCATATGTTGGTGCAGTAGGCGGGGTAGGGTTAACAATAGAGGCGTCTGTTACTTCACACCAAAAGTCCATGTGAGGATCTACAGTATTACCAAGACTATTGATAAGTCCACCAGTTGTAGGCGACAACACAAGATTATGTTGAAGTATACTATACCCAGTAGAATCACTACACAACACATACAGGATATCGTTTTGAATATCTGCATGGATTACATTAGCTGGTAGTATCCATTTAACCCAAGAGGACAATACTCTTTCATCACCCTGTTCAAAGAATCTGAACAGGTACATGGTCTTAGATGTGTTTCCCGAACCAACCCAAAGACCATTCTGTGAGCTTCCAGTTGTATGAGTGATAGTACGAGGAATCCATTCAGGTACACGCTTGCTGGATTCATTCACAGAAGGTGTTTCTCTTTGACCTCTTGTGAAGATCTCAAATGCTCGTGTCCAACTCTGGTTTCTACTCACATAAAGTACTGTAGAACCTAGATCAACAGGATCAAGATACCTATCGCACTCATAATTAGCAATAGTTCTAATTGTTACATCACTAGTAGTCCACGGTCCATTCTCAGATTCCATAAGGAACTGTTGGCTATCACTAAACAGGAGCAAACCTTGAGTGATTGGTGAGACTGATCGAATAACAGCTGGTTTAATACTAGCACAGCTTAGATCAATAGGATCAGCAATACCTAGTGTTGTAGCAGATTTATGGTAGAAGTTGTAGTAATCACCAGCCTGAGACATGGAAACGTTATCTTCAGTCAGGAATCCCAGTCGATTCTGAAATAGAAATACATCCTGAATCGTGTTATTAACAAAGGTTGGGTGTTCATTGGATTCATCATCACCAACCAAACGTGGTTCCCATTGAAGAGCTAATGTATTGATAGTTACAGAACCATCTAAGAATGTAGCAGTAAAGGCAAGAGGAGATAGTGTATCACGAATCAAAACAATAGGCATTGTCTGTTCGTTAAGTCCAAGACTAACAGAAGGTGATACGGTTTCTTCCCAATAACCCTTACCACTGTTACCATTCTCTGCAATAAACTTCAAGTAGAAGTCATCTTTATCTGCATTAGTGTTTGTTACTTTAACAACTTGATTATGTTTACCTTGTTCAGGTAGACGTGAGAATGTATCTACTGCATCTTGGAAGAACCGAAGAGCTTTACCATCAACACCAGCTGCAACTGAAATAGTAGTACTAGTACTAAAGGTTAAGTAGATCGTATTATCAATGATAGTTTTAGTAGCAAATCCACTAGTGATAGCGTTACTAATACCATTGGTAACATCAGCCAATTTAATTGGTGTGATAGCTGCTCCAGGACTAGATTGTGCAGGTACAGGTCCTGAAGTATATGAAAACGTAGAGCCACCAATAGTTACACTGTAAGTAGTATCGTACTCAACTAAGTTGACAACAATAGTAGCTTGTAGGTTTGGTGTAAAGGAGGGAGCAGCTTTAGCTGTTACAACCTTCTCACTGTTAACAATATAGGTGAAGTCGTTAATGGTGAGGGTCTTAATATTACGTGGATCGGTAGCAGTTAGGTAAGACTTAACCGCTGTTTCCTTACCAGCTGGATAATTAACTGTAGCTTCATTACCTGTCAACAGGTCCCAAACTCTAGGTACCCCACTAGCTGAGATAGTAGAGAGATATTTCTCATCGTTATCCCTAAAGATACTGAACCATGCTTGAGTGTCTGAAGTATTAGCGGTTAGACCATTTAACTTACTGGTGAATTTACCACCAGGCCGTTTGATCATACCTAGGGTAACGTCAGGGTAGCAGTTCAAAGCCTCCTTTACTTGCCCTAAAGCCATCTTCTCATCGGCTTGTTGTGATACACCACCAGTATAAGAAGGAATGCGTTGAGATACTGCTGTCATCGTGAAAGAGCTTTGAATGGTTGATAGCTACTGTAGAACCCATCACCTTTCCTAAATCCAAACATGGTGTAATCACCTTCGTTGCATTCATATTCAAGGCAGTTAGCTCTACGCCACGTCTCAAAGGACGCCAATGATTGGGTTAGATTGACATCACCAACAAGTCGGATAGCACAACGTGTAGCAGCTCGTGATGTAATATAATCACGAAAGACTTGAGGAAGATCAGGAAATTCTTGATACCACAACACATCTACTGAATATGTCTTAGTGGTATCCCATACATCTGTATGACCAATCTTGTCATACAAACGACCGTTACGTAGAACGGTATCATAATTAGTATTATCTAATGTATTACTGAGATCCAGCTGTAGCATACCATTACTTAAGGACAAGTGTCCATTAGTATCAGGTACCATAGGATATTCAAACTCTCGATTGAATGTCCAACCTTCAGCTTGTACCTCCCTAGAGACTTGCAGAAGTGTCTCGTATGCAATTGCAACTTCCGGGTTGATTACAGCCTCGACAGTTGTTCCATCTTCATAAGTGATGGTCTGAGCCTCGATGGTGGTTACAGGCGCCTGACCAATAGACGATAGGATTTCATTAACAGCTTGGAGTGTAGCTTGAGCGTTATTGGTTAACGGCATAACAGTGATGTTATTGAAGGAATAAAAAAAGGGATCCCGAAGGATCCCCGTAAAGTTAATTAAGCACCAGTGCGAGTAGCATCCAGAGCCGGGCTATCGAGTTCCACACCAGCATAAGCGGTACGGAAACCAGAAGTAATGGACAGCACTTTAGACACAGCACCACCAGTCTTGGAGACCGAACGACGGACAGCATTAGAGCCAGCCACAGCCAGGTCACCATTATCAGGATAGGTAGAACCGTAAGCGCCAGTCACAGCACCAGGAGCACCAGTGCCGCTAACACCATTACCACCAGCAGCTTGAGCGATATTAGCCATGATCAGAACCTCCGATACTCAAGGAAGGAACCAGCGTAGACAGTGGCAGTGCCAGTATTAGCTGCAAGGTTCAGTTTAACAGTACCAGCCGTAGCGCTATTTTGGATAACACCCGTGATGATGACAGAACCAACACCAGCAGTACCATTGACAGTCACTTCAGTGTTAGCAGCACTAATAGTATTTGAAGAAATTGTACCACCATCATCAGAAGCAATATAGGTTTCGTGATACAGAGTAGGGGTGATGTTTACAGGAACAGTTTGGTTGTCCTTCAGAGTAACAGTGTACTGCAGATCATCACCATCAGCAGTTTGGGTATAGAACAGTTGATAGCGGAACAAAACTCGTTCGTTAGCATCAATGTTAAATGCAAGCTGAGTAGCTTCGCTGCTAGCAGTAGTTAGAGCAATATTTGCATCAACTACGTTTGCTAGCAGCATATAATCGGGCTGATACACAGCACCGAGATTTCCGTTAAGAGTGATAGACATTGTTTAACCTAGGGTTGATTACGTAGCGGTTGCTCCAGAAATGGAGGAACCAGTTGTTGCACGATCCAGCACACCATTGCCCACAACCTGACGACCTGCTTCAAGAGGAGAGCAGGGATTCAGAGTGTAGGAGGCAATGGTAC